TCACACCCGATTAAGTACAACTAAACAACCACTTGAATGGGATTTTGCAAGGACCTGATTAGTTAATTTATCTACCTGGACCACAGTGGCCACAGTAGAATTTTGGGCCGATTTATCTATCATGGCTTGTATATTTTCGGCTAGATTCGTTGGTACAATAGCAGATTCATCTGTTGTAACTGTTAGAGTTGTTACTGGGTTTGCAGAAGTTCCTTCTTTAACTATACCTGTAACTGTAAAAATAACTTCTGAATATTTTGCATCATCTATTAATTGGACCTGTTCCCCATTTTCATAGTCAAATATTCCTGTAAATTTAATTGTTCCAGAATAAATAGGTTTTGATTTAATATTTAATTCGTCTTGAACTTTTGTTCTTAAAGCTGCCTCTGTTGTAATGCTACTATCAACTATATTGTCCCCTTCAAGCCTACCATATGTTTTAATACTCTCGGCATCTGTTAAAATTACTTTTATTGTGCTGTCTGTTCCCCCATAGCCTTCAAGATAGTTCACAATATTTGTAGCATCTTTTTTTATATCAATGCTTATAATGTCATCAGCATTGCTAATTGTCCTTATATTTCCCCTATTTGTTCCTATTTCAAACCATTTCAAATTATTTCCAGAGTCAATAAACCAGCGGCATTTTTTAATTCCTGCTGCTTCTGAATAAGCATCAAATAACATATCTAACGCTTTCCATTTTGGATTAAATTCTCCACCAAAAAAGCCTTTATCATTTGGGGAATTACTAAGCTTTATTCCTGATTTAAATGTTTGTCCAAGTCCTATTGAAATCCCTGTATTTTGTAGGATTAAATTGAGTATTGTTAAAGGAGCTGTAAGTGTTGGATTGGTTAATGTGCAATTCCATATAAAATTTTGTCTGGATAAATAATTACCTGCATTTCTACCTGTTATATCATATACCTTCCCATCTACAACTTGATTCCTGCCTACTATACCTATTTTTCCTTGATGTATTTCAAAATCATTAGGATTTTCAGTGTCAGTCATTTGAAAACTTATATCTACCCCTGTCTCAAATTCTTCAGGATCTACATGAGTATTTAATTTTATTGCAAAAGAAGTACAGGGGTCATTTATACGGTCTTCAATACGGAAATAACTTATAACTTGCTCTGTATTAGACATATATGTTCCCTCCAATGATCACTTTAATTTGCTTATTTTGCCTTGGTTTGTTCCTATCAGGTATATCTGCATCTAAAATGGTCCCATGTATTTTTAAATCTTTAATATAAATCCCATTAACATAAAAAACAGACGATAATTTGGAAGCTGCTGAATTCTTATTTATAGTATATTCTGTTTGTAAAATTGAGGATTTATATTGGACTAAATATTCTTTAATCGCATATATTGTACTTAAAACAGGATATGTAAATAATTTAATATTATAAATAGTAGGCAAACTTAATTTATATTTTCTAATACAAAATCGTGTATTTAATGTATTTTTTTGAATTATTCTAACTGTAAATAAAGAATCCAAAATTGCATGAGGTCTAATTGCATTATATATTGTTTTTAATATATTGGTTCCACTTACTGGACCTGGAGTTTTCCATTCAGTTATTTCTCCAACAGTTGGAGGATTTGCTGTTGTTTGTCTTATTTTAACATAATCAATAACTTTATCCCTATTGATTACCTGTCTAAATGCAAATTTTCCACCAGATAAAAAAGTAGAATCCGTTACTCCTGCAACATACCACTCATCAATTCTCACTTCAAGTTCAGAACCAATACGATCTATTTTTACAATTGATCCTTCCTCTGCCAATGCTGAAGCAAGTATTGATTTTATTCCTGTTTCTGTATTATTCCATACCCATATTTGCCCTGATGAATCAGTACTAGGATCTATGAGATATCCGTGAACAATATTTGTTCCATCATTACAAATTAAAGATGTAGCCCAGAAATAATTATCTGATGAAGATAATACTTTATATTCAATACTAATATCATTAGGTAAAAGTGTAGGATGTTCTATAAGCCCATTATTATAACCAGTACATTCCAAATGACCATTAGTTATACTATGATCTGCCCCTCCCATATTTATCCAATTATCATCACCTGTAAACTCATCATATATTAAATAAACACTTTCAGGATTGCTTGAATCTGTAGCTTCTGAATTTCCCGCCCAAATATAAATATTTATAGTTCCTGGAGAAGCAGGTAAACTTGGAATTTTAACTAAAAAAACAGCCTGTGATGCATCATGACTAATTAGAACATGATCCAATATTGTTGATTGATCATCTGATGTAAATCTAATATCTCTATAATCAGATTGCATATACTGCGAATTATAAGGGACAGTAACAAAAACTGGAAGATTTATTTTAGCGCCATCTGTGGATCCTATAATCTCTATAGGATTTGATATATAGTCCCATCCTTCTAAAGTCATTTAATTTTCTCCTAGTTGGATGTAATAATTTAAAATAGATTTTTCATGCCAATAATCAAAACAAAGAATTAGGTCATCATTTAATTTTTGATAAAAAGTAATTCCATAATGAATAGGTTTAAATCCCATAAACTCATTCATTTTAACATGTTTTCTAGCAGTATCCAATGATAACATCTAGAAACCATCCTAATTATACATAAGAATAAGCTATTTGTAATCCCATTTGAACAGCTCCACCTGTCGCGGTTGTGGGTACGTCTAAACGTTCTTTTATAATGTGTGCATGCTGATAAGTTACTGTAGCAGTTTCTTTAGGCTGCCCAGTTACAGGGTTTGCCAGTACATCTGTGTAAGTTGTGGTTGTAACATTTGCAATAAAACTAGTTTCTCCATAAACTCCTTGGGTTGTAGTTCTATAAATTGAATAACTTGCTGCATTTTCAACAGCGTCCCATGAAAGATCTATTTTATTATTAGGGGCCTCAACTATTATTGCGGCGCTTTCAGTTCCTGGAAGAGTTTCACCTGAATCATCAAGTGCACTGATTACATAATAGTAAGTTCCTGCAGCAATTGCTCCATTTTCAGTATCTTCTCCAGGTGTTCCAGTTGGAGCTCCAGGGGATACTAATAAATCCCCTCTTATATTCGATATAGATTTAACTGTCGCGCCTCCAACTGCCGTATATGCTGAATCTCCATCTGATACAGATTTGATATTCATCCATTTTCCTTCAACTGCTTCCTGCCCATTTGCTACTCCATCCCCACTGTTTAATCCATTTTTTGTTACAGTAGTTATGGTTATACTTTCCATCTTTGAAACTGGTTCCTCTCCATCTTTATTATTTACTATTTTGATGATTTTTTCATCACTAACGCTCCCTGCATTTATAATGCCCAAATTGTTAGGATTTAAATCGTTTAATTCTACATCATTTTCATCTAAAAAAGATATTACTGGTGCTGCCATACTATCTACCTCTTAAATTAATTTTTAACAGGATAATTCATTTATTTCATTCATATCAACAAATAGCCTTAAACCCCATAGAATATTTGTTACAGGCACTGCATTATATGGGGGCTGGTATTTAAGGTATAAATTATGAGTTTCTCCATGAATTAAGGACAATTTGACTTCATTAAAAAAATCAACATTATTTAAACTAATAAAAGTAGAACCAACTGTATCAACTTCATCAATAGAATCATCTAAAATTACAGGTTTAACAAGTATATTTTTACAGTCGTCACCTTGATTTTTTACAACAATAGTAATGGTTTTAGTTGTTTTACCTCTTCTAATCGGTTCAAAAGATATATCAGTTATTTCAATACCTTCTTCATTAGTAAAAATAAGATCGGGCCTAAATAAACTCATAAATAGATCACCTCAATCCATTCTAAGACTGCCCCTTTATTGTCGTTTAATTTATCCCCATATTTCAAATGGCTAGATGTTTTTATCATAATTTCATCGGATGCTGGATTTAATTCAAATTCAAGAATTTCGGAACCTGTTTTTAGACTATCTCCATCTGTATGGTCATGGCTATAATGCCATTCCTGCCTTATTCCATTAACTTCAATCCAGGCCGGCCCATTACAAGCACTTCCATATACCCTTACTTTAGATACGCTATCTGATTCTATTATCCTAAGCGTTCCCAGGGCGTATCCTGCTTCATCTGCCTGTTCTGATATAAGGTTTGTAGGTACTCCTGGAGATCCAGAGGTTCCAGTAGTTCCTTCACTACTACTCCCTTCACTTGATGAGGTGTCTTCTAGTTCATATTCGATTGTAACAGCTATATAATCCACCCAGCAGGTTTTATATCTGTCTAATGTGGCGGCATATTTTACCTGGAAAGATGGATCATTATAAACTCGTGGAGATTCAGAAAATTTTATATCTCCAGACAAACTATCAAATGGGGCTTTAACAAGATTTGTAGGAGTTCTTCCTTGAGTAAATCCTCTTGTTTTTGTAGTGTAAAAATTGGGTCCTGTGACAGTGACAGTATGAACTGATTGATTATAGTATGGCGCTCTGCTCCTTGAATTGTTGGCATATTTAACATATACGGTTAATCTTTTAACCACTGCATCTAATGGGATGTTAAAACCAAAACTTCTAGCATACAAACCATTAGTGCATCCTACACCTGATGAATCCATATAGGCATGTGCTAACCCTCCAGCTGCTTTAATAGCTGATTCATTAGTCCATGCGACATTATGTTCACATCCCCCAGCGACTTCTCCAACTGCTTTAGCAAATTTTGTAACTTTATATCTTTTATCCGATATTTTTGTAGATCCATCTGAAGAACTTCCATCAGTAGGATCTGTTCCAGGTGTTGGAGGTACATATGCATCAGATGAACTGCCTGTAAATTCATTATACTCCATATTTTCGTATTGATTATATGGGGCTTCGTAAATCCTTGGAGGATTTGGACCAGGTATTTCAATTTGAAGTAATATATCAAAAATAATCTCTTTAGCACTTAAAGAATCTTCTTTAAACTTAATGGAATCGACAGCTCCATTCCACGTATCAACACCATCAGTTATAGTTACTATTTTTCCTCCAGTTTGATATATCCTTGTACCTCCATTTATGAGCTTGGTATTGGAAATTGAATTACATTCTAAATCTTTAAATTGCTGTATCTCACTTCTTGGATCATTTCCTTCACTATCTTTTAAAGCAAGACAATTAAGTGTAATGCTCCCATTTTTTTGGTTTGAATAATCTGCTGTAATTTTAAAATTTAAAGGAATGTTGTCTATTTCCCAATCTCCATATGCCATAAAATCACCGGTTTATTTTAAAATTCCTTTGTTGGTTATCTGGTCTTTTAATTCATCGCTTAATGTGCTTGATAATTCTTTTCCAAGGATTTGGGCTTTCTGTTTTACTTCTTCATTCGATGTTCCTGAGTCTAAATTTTTAATTTCGAGTTTTATATCTCCAAATTGAAGTGAAACTTGTTGTGTTGTTTGAGGTGTTGACATATTTTGTAATGTTGCTTGAGGTATTGCAAGGCTGCCTAAAATAGTATTTAAATTTAAAGATCCGCCTAAATCGATATTGGACCCGATATTCTGTAATTTTGTTAATTGGTTTGCTAAACTACTTGCAAGATTTGGGAACTTTTCATCTATTCCCTGCTGGATTGCATCAGCCATGTTGCCTCCCCAATCCATTATATCAACTAAAGGACCCCATTTTGGTGGCGAATGTGGGAATAATCCACGTATTTTATCTAACCAGTAGGTTATTTCTGGCATTTTATCTGTGATTCCTTTAACAAATCCGTCCCATGCTGCGACAATTGCATTATATAATTGTGTTGGTAATGATGCAATCCATCCAATAAAACTAGTGAACTGATTCCAAATATTTAAAAGACCATTGTAAACCTGCCCTGGAATTGCTGCAATTCCCACATACATTTGCTGTCCCATATTTAGGATATATGCATAAGCTTTACCTGGTAATCCTGCTAACCATCCTAAGAATGATGTAAATTGCCCCCATATTGATAATAGACCTGTCTGTACTCTTCCAGGAATTGCATTAATTCCTGCCTGCATATCCGCGCCAGTTTTATTTATTCTACTTTGGGCCTGTCCAGGTAATCCTGCTAACCAACCTAAAAATGATGTGAATTGATTCCAAATAGATAAAAGTCCAACATATATTTGACCAGGTAAAGCCATTAATCCATTATAAATCCATGTTCCCAGGTTTAAAATAGCAGTATATGCTTGTCCTGGTAATGCGAATAACGCGCTTAAAAGAGAATATAACCCTGCTAAAAAGTATACTGTGAGTTGTCCAATTCCCGCTCCTATATTGTAACCTATTGCATTCCAATCTATGTTAAAAGCGGAGGTAATCCATTGTGGAATACCTGCTAATCGTTGTTGAATCATTTCTCCTATAGGTGCCAAATAATCTGAAATTTGACCTCCCATTCTTTGTAGCCATGGTATGATTCCTTCATTTGATATATCTTGAAATGGAAGCGCTATTAAATCATAAAGACTTTGGAAAAATCCCCCAATACTAGTTAAATCTATTGATTCACGGAACGTGTTTTGTATTCCTTCTGCAAAATTACCGACCATATCCGCGAATCCGCTTCCAAAAACTGTGTTAAACAAGTCTTCAAATGTTCCAGTTATACCATCCGCCCACGCCTCGAAATTCTTCAGAGAATCTCCTAAACCTGCAAAATCAAGTAATGATTCAATACCTGTAATTTTTAAAAGTCCTGAAACAATACCTCCTGAATAATAGTCACTAGCATTCCATAATCCATCTAAGGCCATTGTTATAACTGCTACTACTCCGGCTATTTTTGCCCCTATTGATATTATACTCGAAATGGGCAAATCGCCAAATAATTTAGCAATACCTAAATCTAATGATGGAAGTTTGATAAATGAAAATACTTTTGTCACTGTTCCGGCTACATCATACCCAAATTGAGTTATTTTTTGTATTAAAGAAGGTTTCATTTTAAAACCATCTTCAACAGATCCCACCATGTCTATTGTGACTTTACCGGCTTCATCACCAAAAATGGACCATCCTCTTATTTTATCAACGACATTGCTTCCAAATGAGGTAATTCTACCTAAAATTGATGTATCTTTTATATTTCCTTCTATTGCACTAGAAAAACCTTTAGTAGCGTCGCTTGCTGCATCTCCCCATCCCCAATTACGTATCTTATCTACAATCTGAACTCCTTTATCCTTAAAGAAAGATATAATCTTTGGAAATAAACCAGTTAATCTGCCTAATATGAAAGCTATAATTAGTGGCAATGCATCTCCAAACATGCTACTAAGACCATCAATGTATGGGCCTAATCCTATTTGCCTCGCTCCTTGAACTATACCATCTAAAAATCCCTGATTTACTTGGTCACTTACATTTCTACCTGCCGCATCAGCAGCAGCATTTGTATCGTCTGCTGACTCATTTAAAGCTTTATTAATTGAATTTGGGATTTTTTCGCGGAGATCTTCATACATAGTACCATAAATAGAAGGTCCTAATTGATCTTTAAGATTCTGAGGTAAGGTCATGAATTTATCATTAATTTGGTCTACAGCATCTTTAGCAGCAGGCCCTCCTTTAGATATTGCATCAGCTAAACTATTTGCCTGTGCTTCTGTGAAACCCATCTGTTCAGCAATGGCAATGAATCCACTTCTATTTTCTGTTACACGGATTGTTAATTCCTTAAAGGCGTCTCCTAATTTGTCCGAATTAAAAGCTCCTGCCTGCAATCCATCTATAAGGTAATTTGTGAACTCTTGAGCACTCCATCCCATTCTAGCAAACTGGTTTGAATACTCCCAAAATGTATCCAGTAAATCCTGCCCAGGATCCTGGGTTTTTGCCATGGATAATGCTATTAAATTAAATGCTGTTTGTGCATCTACTCCCATGTTTTTCATCATTGAACTCATGGCGCGGGCTAATGAGTACATGTCATTCCATGGATATGCCTTCTGGAAATTTAACATCTGTTTGGTCATGTTTACAGCGGCTGCACCACTTAAACCCATTTGACCTACTACATATCGAACAGCTTCTGCTATATCTGTCCAGTCAGCATTAGTAACTTTATAAACTTGGTCGGCTACACTTTTCATTTCGCCTGAAAGCTCTTTAGAATTTTTGCCCAAATCAGACATTGTATTATCTTGTTCAAAGAAGCCACTGGCTCCAGCTACGACTGCTGCCCCTGCTGCAAAATCAATGACCGTTTCTTTGAGGTCGTCCATCATGTCTTGTATATTGTTTATTTCACTTTCTGCTTGAGACCCGTCGGCATCTATCTTAACTGTTTTTTTATCAGGTATTCCTTTTACATCTTCTATGACTTTTTTAACGTCAGTTTCTGCATCAGATATATCTGCATTAACATCTGTTTTAACTACTCTTCCATCCAGGGCTTGTAATTCTGTATCTAATTCTTTAACTGCTTTATCATTGACATCAGTAGTTAATTGGACTACTTTGTCTGGTATGGCTGTTAAGTCAGATGTAACTTTCTTGACATCATTTTCAACGTCTGTTACATCTACATTAACTTCTGTTTTAACAACTTTACCATCTAAAGCATCTAATTCTGTATCTAACTCTTTCACTGGTTTATCATCGACATCAGTAGTTAACTGGATTACTTTGTCTGGTATTTTTGATAATAAGGTTACTAAATCATTTAGTTTTCCTTTAATGTCATCTATATCTCCAGTAACTAAAATACCGTATTCCTTAGTGGTTGCCATGATGAACACTTCCTAAAATTAATGCAGAAAAAATAAATAGTATGAATAAATAAAATTTAACTTAATAAAGGGGGCTCTTGATGAAAATTAATGAAACTATCAAAAAAGGAACTATGTACATTACACTTGCGGTGATACTTGCATTTTTATTACATACTGCCAATCCTTGGCTAGGATTCTTGATTTTTGGTGCATATGTTGGTTGGATTAGAAATAATGAACCTTTAAAAGAAGCTGTTGTAAATTCAGTTTACACTGCGTTATATTCTGGGTTGATTTTATGTGTAGTACTATCTATATTTATTTCATTTGTAGCAGGTGTAGCTATTTTAATTATATCTCCTTTAGTTATCCTTGGTGGAATTATTGGGTGGTTTATATCACTATTAATCCAATTAGGAAATTCTAATAAGTCTAATTCAAAATAAAATTAAATTTTAGGAAGATAACTTTCTCCATCAAACCATATCATTATATAATTTGTAAGCATTTCTTCCCAGTATTCTCTATTAAAATTAGTTTTACTATGGCAGGAACTACATGTCGCCGCAAATAATGGAATAATATCTACATCGCAACAGGACATTTTCTCAAAGTTTACATGATGTACTGATAATCGCTTACTATTTTCTTTCTCAGATTTGCCACATATAGCACATTTACGGTCCCAAAATTCACGTACTCTTTCTTTAAATTCTCCATTGAACAAAATACAATATGGTTCATATGAACTCCCATTATTCCAGTTTGATCTTTTAGGGCCTATTTCTCCTTTATAAAAACAGTTCTTACTACAATATCTTCCTTGCCCTTTTTTATCATACCATTCTAACGTTTCAAATGATTTGCCACAATACTCGCATGTTTTAATAATTCTTTTTTGACGGGCTTTATCTCTACATTCCACACTACAGTATTTGCCTCTTCCTTTTTTAGCTTCAGATTTAAATATTTTAAATATTTTACCACAATATTGACATTTTTTTTCAGTATATCCTGAATCATGATGGCATTTTTGGCTGCAATATTTGCCTCCGCCCCTTTTGATATAATTGGGCTTTGTTTTAAATTTCTTACCACAGTGCTCACAGATTCTTTCAACTTTTTGATCCATTGATTTATGGTGGCAGTTTGCAGAACAGAATTTTCTCTTTTCGGCAAAGGAGGGTCTAACTTCAAATATTTTACCACAATATTGACATTTTAATTTTACAGGCATTCGCTCACCTTAAAAATAAAAGGAAAATATTTAATTTTCCTTTTCAAATCCCTTTTTTGAACTTCCAATACCGGGAAGTCCTTTATCCACTTATGATAGGCCGCCACCTTGGATTTATGGGATTAACCTATTACTATTGTTCGCATTCCCATTAATTTCTTCTGTAAACTATCTATATGGGTTTTGAATGTCTGTTTTTCGTCTATTTTATGCCAAATTTCTTTTTCTATATTTTTTTCCTCTGCCATTTTTATCCCTTTCCAAACTTTGTAAGTTTGTAAGTAAAGATTGTACTTTGTAATATTTAAAGTTTGTTATTTTACTTACAAACTTCTTTGAAAGGGAATATATAAATGTGACAAAATATAAAAATAACATGAAAGAAAACTTACAGGTGAGGTGAATTATATGGCTGATGAAGTATTTTCATTTAGGATACCTACAGAACTTGCTGAAAATGCAAGAAAATGTGCTAGAAAGAGATATGGTCAAAAAGCAGGAAGTATCAAAAAATTTATGGTAGATGCAATCACTAATGAAATTGAACGTGAAAAATCTACCAACTGACTTATCTTTTGAATTTATTCATTTTGTCTTTTATGTCTTCTATTTTATCCTTAACGGCTTCTTTGTCTAATTTTGTTTTTAGATAACCTTTTGGATCTCCGAAATATTCTAATCTATCCTTAAAGTCCGGATAGTACATCTGGATCAGATCTTTTTCAGATTTTCCAGTTTTACTTTCTAAAAAATAAACCCCTGCTTTAATCATTTTAATTATGTCTTCGCGGGTGTATTCAAAGGGGTACCATCCCCATCTCCATCCGCAATACCTGTAATTTCTATAATTTTATTTATAAGGAACATTACTACTTTTGGACTCCTATTATAATCAGGTAAAACTTCGCCAGTATCAATACTTTTAACCCCTTTATCAATTATAAATCGGACTAATTCCCCAATTTTTTCATCAAATTCAAAAGGCATATCCTTTTTTTGTCTAGCTTTAGCATTTTTGGCCTGATTTTTCTTTTTTTCCTGTTCCATATCTATAAATTCAAGTAATTTAGGAATATATTCAACTTGCATAGGTAAAACAACGTATTTGACAGATTTACCTTCTATATTTGGAGCATCAAATGTTTCAGGTTTATTAAATTCTAATTCCATGTATAGTTCTCCTTTAAAATTACTTACTTAAAAAAATTAAAAAATAAAAAATATTTTAAGGTGTTGCTTTTGGCCTTACAATTAATGGTAGGCTGTCTACGCTCATTTCTATCGCAAATGAAACATCGTCGCCTGTTTTTGCATCTATTAATGTTTTACAGGCAGCACGTGTTTCTGGGAAGAACATAAATGATTCTATTTCTCCACCTTTCTCGATAGGGATATATGCATAAATTACTTTAGGTTCTGATGTCATCTGTTTAACAGTTACATCATCAGGAACAGTTTCTACTCCTGTGTATTCATCAAAGAACAGTAATTCAAGTAAATCTGTATCTCCTAAAAGTTCATCCTGGCTTACTGTAACAGACATTGCATCGAATGTTGTATGTTTAATTTCACTTCTAAGTTGAGACTGTTCGGAACTATCCTGTTTTGGCTCTACTTTAAGTGATTGTTGTATGTAAGGTTCTAACTGCCTTACACATTTGACATAAACTTTATCTGCTGTTTCTGTACTTGGGGCAGTTGTAAGAGTTACTTTCATATATTCTTGTCTACCGGTCAATGTATTTGGTGCTAAGCTTATTGAAGCAACCTCTGCTTCTGTATACACTTCACCTTTCTTTAAATAAACAGTTATATCTTCAGGTCGAGGTACTATTGAAACGCATCCCTTCGGAAATATTACATGAGTATTTGGCATTAAACAGTCTTTAGTTATCCCATCTATTGTAATTGCAGCTTCTACTCCGTAGTCATTTTCATCCGGATAACCTATTATTAATCCTAAATTTTTACCTTTTAAAGCAAGTATTTGTTCTACATTTTTAACGGCTTCTCCCATCTAATCACCTCATTTTTTAGCTTCATTTATTTTTTCAAATGCTTTATTCATGTCAAATCCTTCAATAAGAGGACCTAAATTTTTGACTAAATTTTCTGCTGTTTTAAAATCTTTATTTTTTATATATCGGTTTATTTCTTTATTCAAAACTGTTTTAGATATATCAACTTTATCGGGGATTTTTACACCTCCAAACTTTAATTAGAGCGTTCGCTAATGAGTTTAAAATTTGATAAAAAAATTAATCTAAAATTGTGGTTCTTTTGTTTTAGTTATCTTGAACTTAGTTGCTGCAGCAGTTGCTTTATTAGGGCGATTATTCCCCCTTGGATTACCTGATACATCAACAACCGTCCAATTTTGAGCCCCATCATCTGGAACTTCAACTATGCATCCTGGAATATCTAAACAGTTTTCATTTTCAAGGAAATCTTCAACGATATCACTGCAACGATAACATTTAATTGCTGCTGCACTATTGTCTCCAGGGATCAGTGTAACTACAGCTCCCTCAATCACTACCTGTTTAGATTGTCCTCTCATTCCCTGAGAACCTATTTTGTCTGTATCTGAAAAAAGAATTATAAATTTAACTTCTGCTCCATAAAGACTTTTAAGTTCTTCCTGGCCAAATTCAACTGATGTGGTAATTGGTTTAGGATTTTCAGATGTGTCTTTGGGATCTGTCAATGTCTTTAATTTTTCCTGCAGGGCCTCGATTACAATATCATATCCATACATGTTAATTCCTCAAATCTTCTAAAAACTTATTTACTCTATTTTCAACTGAAGGTTGAGACCTGTTAAATGACTTTAAAGGATAATCATTTTCTGCTGTTTTACCTTTAGTTTTACGCTTATAGCTTCCGCCCAAAACATTATGTAAATACCAAAACCACCATCGCCTTTGTTTCTTTGAAAAAATAGGGCCATACACTTTATGTCCAGGGATTAACCATTTCCAATGTTCCGCTTCACTGTAAACATAACGCGCTAAAAAAGATTCAATACTTATAGTAGTCTTAGAAAAAAGTTCTTTAGTTTTACCTTTAGGGGTATCTGGTTTAAGTGCCTCTAAAAATATATTTGAAACATCATTGACCATATCGGATGATTTTTGAGGTAATGCCTTTAATTTACTTTTAATATCAGGCGTTACTTCATCTTTCTTTTTGCCTATTTTAATAGAGCCCATTAAAGATCCCTGCCTGTATCTCTATTTATTGTAAATATTCCAATTTGGATTCCTGCATGGGATTCTTGGTTATTTTGAAGATATTCATCAATATATCCATCTACAAATTCATCTGCATCTGTTTGATATGATTTTGATGTGGGGCTTATTGTATCACTTGAACTGTAATAAGTTGTAAATATGAATGCTGCCGCGTATAAGTTACCTGCTTCAAATATGCTTGTTAATGGGTCTTTTTCTGCTTCTTTTTTTATTGATTCGTCTTCACTTGTTAATTTCGATTTTAGATCTTCTATCTCTGTGGTTGTTGGTATTTGTACGCTGTTCTTTTTTAGCTTGTTATTTATTTTCTTGTCCGCGTAATCAATTGCTTTGGTCTGTAGTGCATCATATGCTTCATCGTTGTGCATTCCTGTTTTAACTTCTTTTGTAAGGTTTAAAACTGCTGTAATGTCTGCATATGTCAATTTAATCACCTTTAAAAATTAATTAAAAATTAGATATCTTCTTGAATTGGATCTACATCATTTGTAGCTCCGAGGATAAACTGAGGATTATTTGAGAGGTCTTTGGGTAGTTGATTGCCTTCATTATCATATTCAAACAATACATCGCCACAAAACAGTTCTCTGATTGAATCTACGGTTTGGCCTATGTTTGTAATGTTATCTATAATTATATCTGTCATATTTTCTGTTATTTCAGGATATACTGTTTTTAATTGATTCAATGTACCTGTATATAAACTGTTTTGCTGTTCTTCACTTGTAAATCGTATTATTAGTTGGTTGGGGTTGATTCCTGATTGTATTATTATCATGCTGATGCAACCCCTCTAATGTCAGTTTCAAGTAATGTAAATGCTGTGACTTTTGAATCTATTGGATACGTATTTGCTTGTGCCCTTGCTTGAATTTCAGTAACTGTCCTCTTTAACTTAGTACTAATGCAAACATTCCTAAAAATTCCATTCACAAATAATCCACTATTATGCCCTAACTTTAAACTTTTATCTGCATCATTTGTAGGATATATTGGATCATCTTTACTTCCAAAATAGTAACTTCCATTGAAATAAGTTCTTAAAGATGTCGCATCTCCAGCTATTGCTACTTTATTCCATGCTCCTTCGGTTAAACTAAAACCGGTATCAAAATAACTCATTGTTCCATTCATATTCATTCTTGTTGAACCAGCAGTATTCACTTTATACATCCTCATACCCTCATTTCCAGTTGTGAAAAGTCCAGGATAGGATGTTCTATTTCCAAATCCAACAGGAATATAAACCTCAAATTCAATTGTAAATTGTTGATATGCTAATATACCTGGAATAATTAATCCTTCTGCTAATCTAGATGTTCCACCGAGTATAAAACTTGTTGAATATGCTTTTTGTTCTAATTGCATAAATGTGACATCAAACTGTGTAGCTACTTGATTTAAAGTTCTTACATAAAAAGCTAATGACGATTGGTCTGCCGTTACAACTACATTTTTAATATCAATCCAATCATTATCACCCATTCCTTTCCCTGTGATTGTACCTTCCGATAAGGTAACTCCACCGATTTTCAGACTTATAACTATCCCTAATGGCGCCCTTATTTTTGCCTGCCCCGAATAAAATAAACCATTACTTCCGGTGCAAGCCATATTTATTCCTTCATATATTTGTGTCCCAGGAGTTTCAACATGTAAAACAGTGCCATAATTATTATCTGAAATAATAGATGGTACCCCTCCCCTATTTGATGTTACTCCAGTTAAGGTTGAAGGTTTACTTTGATTTGCTGTTAATAGGTTTGTTGTTCCCTCTTCTATCAAAATACCTGTTTTTCCATCTACTGTTTGAAATCTAGGAATATTCGCAGGTACAGAAACACCATTGTTATAAGCAACACTTGCACGACTAAAAGTTAATGGAACCCCTTTCATAACTTTATTTAAAAGGGCTCTACGACTACCGAACAACTTTAATCCCTCAAATTATCCATCTTTATAAACAGGGCATGGTCCGATGGGAATGTTACATCTTCTTTAGCAACAATCACCGCATAGAGATTCTGACTATCTGATTTTGATTCAACACCTTGATATGAATCCATACTTTTAGCTCTATATTTTCCACCAGTCAGAATATAATCAGATTTATTTATATTAAAAACCGCGACAGCTTTTCCAATATCGGCATCTGCTAAAGCAAATACTTGATTATCTCCAAAAGTCGAAGAGGTGGGATTTTCTGAAAATAAAGTAATCTCTAATGCAGGATAAACAGTACTAGATGCTATCCTTGCAACAAGATTAGAAATTAATCCTGTTCCTCCATTTTTACGTGTAGCTCCATTTAAAGTGATTAATCCGCCTATAACCTTTCCAGATGCATAAAGAGATGTTTGTATTGTTGGATTCATTCTTAAAATTTTAGTGTTTGTTCCAACTTCACCAATATGATTTTCCCCTGAAAGTATTGTTGAGTTTGCAGGATTTTCCGCATCATTTCTCACAAAAACATTTAACCCAAAAACATTATTAACAACAGATACGCATTGTTTAATCTTACAAACCCATCTTTCCATTCCTCTTACTTCGTCGCATTCATCTGTCATAATTAGACCTCCAAAAATCTAAAAAAAGGAATAAAAAGTTATTTATCCCCCAGATGCAACGGCGGCAGTAAATTCTGCAGATAAATAGAAAGCTCCTTCTTTAACATTTACTAAATATATTGCATCACTGTCTGATGAATCAATTACCCTTGCAGTAAATGATTCAGGTAATGTTGCAGGGTCTGCTATTGCACTTGTAAGCGCCTCAATTGTTATCCCTGCTGATTCATAGGATTTTATATCCCCCCTTAGTTTTGCTGCAGATGCTGAACCGTCTGCCATTTTCCCACTGGTTACTGCACCTGTTGCGAGTTTAGGTTCTGTAATCGCACCATTTGCAACATCATCTGTTTGAACTGATCCAGCTTCCATATCTCCTGCAGCTACTTGTTTAATCATGTTGTAAAGAGCTAATAATGCCCCATTTTTACTATATATAATATCGTTCCATTTTGGTAATGTCATAAATTTCACCTCCTAAATTCTAAAAAAAGAATTAAAAATCCTCTATTTAAGAGGTTGGTTTTGTTTTATTCAACCATCCAACAACTGTAGCGTTTTCATCTTCATAGTGACAGTCCCCACTCATGGAGAGAACGTTTTTAAGTTGTCTCATGTCAATGTCTTTCTGGTTTTCAACCATGATAGACCTTTTAGTTCCCCAGTACATGTTTGCAGGTTTGGTAAGCATTGAAGGGATTTTACATAAATCTGTGTAAGTATTATCTTCAAATGAAGGGATATCTATAACTGGTATATCTTTGTAAGTTAAGACATTCTTACCGAGTAAAGCATTATCCCCTGCTACTGTTGGCCTTGCGGCGACTAATTCGCTGTAAGCATCTTCAACAGCGAAAGGAACATAGAACCTGAACTGCTGCCTGTTCTGTTTACCCGCAATGTACTTTTTAGGGATTTTATCAAGTAATGCTTTGAATAATGGGATAGGCCATGTTTCAACTTCATCTCCAGCTGCATCGAACTGATCAAAGTCCTGATCATTTTCATTATCAGCAGATTCAACCCCATATATGTGGTTTCCTGCGAGTTTAAGCCATCCATCATTTATTGATAAAAGTTTACTTGCTTTAGAGTCCCCCCAAGTAATTGAAGAATCTGCAAACATGAAATATCTTTCAAGGTCTTCATTTGAAGCTGCCCCAAACTGTTCCATAAGTGTAGATTCAAATGCGGATTGTTCTAAATTGTAATCGAGGGTATCATAGTCAATTACAAGTTTTGCTATCAATTCTTTTGGAATTAAGCTGTTTGTAGTTACTTCTGCCCCTGCCTGGTCTGCATCTGGTACAGCTCTTTTAGTTCCTGATGCATCTCTACCTGGTGTGAGAATTCCATTGGCCATACTTACTTTAGAAATTGCAAGTGAGCTACCATTAATCTTTTTATATGTAGCTTCACCCAGTACTGGGCTGTTTTCTCTTACAACTCGTATATATTGAGCTAATTTTTCAACTGGAAGTATTCCATCTCCTAATGTTGAGACATCTACAATTTTAAAGGATCCTCCAGACATCATAAGATTGTATAAATCATTTGCTGCTGCTGCCATACTTAATCACCTCATTTATCTTCTAATGGTCTGCCGTTCATTTTAAGTCCGGCTTGTTCGTAAAATGCTGCATCTGAGTTTTTAGATGCTGCTCCTTCTCTAGGTTCTTTCTGACCTTCTATCTTATCAGATTTTGGTTCGATTCCAAGGACTTTAACTATCTGATTTTGAGTATCCATCATTTTTTTAATGACCGGATTTTCTTCAAATTTATCAGCTGATTTTGAGCTTTTTTCAGCTTTAATTTCATCACCACATGCCGGACAGAACTTGTTTGATTCTTCAAGTTCATGATTACATGCAGTACATTTGATTGCAGTTTCGCCGCCTGGATCTTGTTTATCCGATCCTTCCAGTTTATCAAGCCTTTCTCCCATTTCATCTAATTTGGTTGTTATGGGTTCGTTAGCTTTTTTCATTGCTTCTAAAAATTCTTTCTCATCCATGTCTTCCACCTCAAAAAATTTGTTTGCATCAATTACAGTCCCATTAGTGTTTAATGGGTCCTCTCTTTCAGATTCACCGTGAAGAATTAAATTCTGTAAATCTTTCAAACCACTGGAAACATTATCATAAATGGTTTTAATCTTGTTAAAAGTAGAATCGCTAAATGTTCTTCCTGCTTTAATTGAAATATTCTGTTTATCCTTAACAGGACATGATTTAACAGATTGAAAAATAGCATTTGGAACGCAAGGAGTCGTTACAATAGAAATAGTTACAGGTGTAGGATCTTCTAAATCCTTAATCAACGTTCTTGATTTAGCACTGGCCAAAATAGCAGTTCCACAATCAGCACTTTTATTTGCGCTTAATGTATCTTTTAACTTCTGAGCATCCTTATTTGATAAGTAAGTAGCACTGAAACCTTGATAAGTTCCATTCTGGATTTTAGCCCAGGTATCATCATCTTCAACCTTAACGGTAGCCATCCAGGTACCCTTAGGCAAGGTGACATCTTCACCTTTAATATTTTTTGTAGTTATCTCTTCTTTTAAAGTCCAATTCTCGACAGCATAACCAATTTTATTACCTGTAGCGCCGAATAAGTGCATTTCATCTGATATTCTGAAATCATTGAATGAGTGACAGAATCCTTCAACTTCTTCGGGAGATCTTATTTTTTCTCCAGCTGCATAGTCACAATCTGGACATCCAGGGAGTTCAACTGGTCCTGTTACTAGTCGTTTGGCATCATCTTTACCTACGAATTGGCCTACTTTAATGGCTTCAAATGTTTTAACTTCTTGAACCTGTGTTATATCACTGCCTAAAGTTATGCTTCCTGTGTTATCAATTGAGTAAGGTATATCAAATAGTCCTAAATCTTGATAGTTGTATGTGATTGGGTCTTCTCTTGCAATATCTGCAATTACATGATCTAGATAAGTGGCCTTTATGTACACGTAATAAGTGCCATCTAACCCTTCTTTTATTGCAGTTCTAAGGTTATCTTTAAGTTCTTCATAGCTTCCCTGTGGATACGCGAATTTAACTGAGAAACTTTCTTCTCTATGTGCTTCTTTTATTTCGCCTAATGTTACTGTTCCATCGTCGCTTAGGGTATATGGGACCTGGTAATATTTGTCAGTCTTCCAATCTTCAAAGAATGCAACATCTGGATAAGTTCTTACAGGCCACATTCTGTCACCGTAAGGATTATCAGATTCTGCTAAACTGGTATTTACTGCAGTTCGTATCTGGTCTATTTTGTATTCATAGCTTCCTTCTTGCAGGTAGGTGTCTGCTTTCTGGCTTGAATTGACTTTGTTTTTTAGAATTGAGATTTTTTCACCTCCTAAAAATAGTTTAAATTTGTTCATGAGTAGGAAACCCTCCACGCTTTAAAACGTCTCATAGGGTAGCAAAATAGCAAAAATGAAAATTAAAAATTAAACAGTTACTCCAGTAGTTGAACTTAATAAATAAGGAACTCCCATTCCACATCTACAACCAAAATGAGGCTTCTTAGGCCAATTCATAATAGGATAAGGCCCATTCTTAACTTTAGCTTTACAATCAGCGCATACACTGTCATCTTTCATATCTATCCAATCAGCAACTAAAGCGCCAAGTACAGCATTACCAATCATATAAGCGCCTAATAATCCAGCTTCATTTGCTTTATCCCACCCATCATAACCAGTAGAATCTAATCTATTTTGGGCTTCATAAAATGCATTATCAATATAATTAATATCAGGTTCTAAATCCGGCCTTACAGCTTTATCTATATCTCCTGTAAGTAATCCCTGGGCTAAACGTCCTTTAAGTGTGTTTGCAACATTATTGATGTTTTGTATTTGCTGATTTTGAATAGCTTCAAGCCCTGCTTTATCAGGCTTTGCAGGCTTATACTTAGAATCAATATTTTTCAAATTCTTATTAGCTTCAGCATTTGCCTTATTGTATATATTCTGAGTATGTGTTTTTACTTCAGATTCAGCTTCTCTTGTAAATTCATCGATAGCTGCATTTATATATTCTATTTTACTGTCAGTAGTTACTAAATCACTTTTGATAACTTTAATTATATTTGGAAAAATAAAAGCAAGTGCTGCAATCAATGCAGCCCTATAATCCATTTCATCCTGAGATGCTTCACCTTCACCAAGGTTAGAATTAGGCTCAAAAGTAGGTTCTGCTTTTACTGAATAGCTCATAGAAAAACTATAATGTGTATTATGATTCTCCAGGGCTTTCAGTTTTGCAGCGCCCTCATGAAGAATATTTGCCACTTTCTTTTTGTCCATAAATAAGACCTCTTATAGCATCTCCAAGCCCTGGTTTTTCTTCATCCAGTTTAATTGCCATATCTTCAATTATTTTAGCTGCAATATTGGGATCTACAGTTTGAGATTTTTCTAAAGTAACAGGATATCCATTAACATAATAAGCATTCATTGCAGGATGATCTATTACTTTAAGTCCTCTCTTTTCTCTAATCTCATTAGGACTTAAAGCTCCCATTGAAAAATCCTTTTGATCTCTATTAACTTCACCATCTTTATCTGAAGCATCGATCTCTACAAGTTTTATGGCCCAATCTTTAATACCAAACCCTTTTGGTTTATCTGCCCAGACAACAAACTTATTTATTAATGCTTCTATTCGTCTTTGTGGAGGTAATACAGTAGTTTCTTTATAATTGATTCGTGTATTGTTTGATACAGTGTTTCCTCCCCCAGATCCATAGTTTATATCAACTATTCCTGCTCTAAATGGATCCATCCTTTGACTTGATAATACTTCTCCTCTCGCTTCCATACGATATAAACGGAATTGACTATCTTTAACTTGTATATCTAATGGTACAAATTCAATTTTTACTTCAGGTACTACTTCTCCTTTTAACACAGGACTTGTAGGAATCATAAAGACTAAATTACCATGAGGATTCTCAATTACTTCTCTAAATCTGGCTTCCATTGCACTTTGCATTACTGTTTTACCTGTTTTATTTCCATCAGCATCAGTTTCAGGTTTATCATCAAAATAACCAGTAACGTAAATAGCATAACGCGGGGTAGCATTGTTTTTAAAGAATTCTAAGTTATAACTAACGGCCGCTCTATCTCCCAGTATTGTGGGTATTGCAGGGATGCTATCTGGAACTCCATAATAAGTGGTCCCTGATGAATATTCAATATCATAAATTAATTCATGGGCCCATTGACCATTATCTCCTCCAGGTAACGATTTAAATTCCTGTTCGTCCCCTGTTTTTTTATCAATATCTTTATCATTGCCATCCTTTACGCTTCTATAATTTCCTATAAGTTTGAACCATGTTTTATTTAGTCCATCCCATGTTTGCATGAACCTATTTCCATCTCTATGGATTCTGAACGTGTGACTAGGGATATGTTCCAATCTTTGCGGTTCTCCAGTTTGTAAGTTTCCAGTTCTTACTAATTCAATTCCCAGCCAACCAACATCTATTTCATCCAATGCAGCACGTCTAAACATATCCTCAGGTGTAGGGTGGCATCGTTTAAGAAACTCTTCAAGTAACTTTTTTTCATTAGGGTCCCGATTTTCATTATCTCCTATTGGGATAACTTCAACACCCAACCCTCCAATATCATTCCCTTTTGTTTTAATTGAGGATCTAAGATATGTATTTATATCTTTAAGACCTGTAAGCATCTTTGGGGGATATGGTGGCCTTATTAATCCATACATTCCATAACTATTTTGACCTTCTCTTATTTGACCTGATGGAACATCTTCATCACTTGCAACTTTAGTGGCAAATATATCTTCTTTAAAATCAACATCGTCTTCACTTTTAACTGCAAATTTATCTAATACTGATTTGGCGACTACACGTCCATCGTCAAGAGCAAATGCATAAGGGGTGTTTGACATAATAAAATCCTCATTTAAATATAAATTTTAGCTTTTCTAGAACCTACTTCTAATACATCATCAACTATAAAATTCCTTGAAAGACTTAAACAATCAATTAGGTTTGGACTTATTTCCATTATTGGTTCTAAAAATAGTAATTCTTCAATTAATAAATCAAGATATGTTTCTTTAGTATCTGACTCTTTATCTATCTTTGTTTCTAATGATTTGTTAATCTTAATTAGATTTTGGTTCATTTCACGGACCATTGGTCTGGCCCTATTATATTTACTTCCTTTTGGAGTTATTGGATATATTTTAATGTTCAATGGTTCTAGTTCATCTTTCCAGTGACGGTCGGAATAAACTTTGCTCCCGCCTTCCTGTTCAAGTAAAATATAATTTGGTTGGAATCCTGCATCTATTTTTGATTCAACAAAACGATAAATCGATTCTTCAGGGTAAGGACTTACAGTTTGATAAAGATCTTCTATGAATCCCCACCCATTTTCTAAATAAAGATAATTAGTTATAGCTGTTTTATCCTGGCCTTCTCCTGCAAGATCTATACTCAAAACATTGTAAACAACATCTATATCTTTTAATTTAGAATTATAAGGTACTACTTGTTTTAGTATGGTATCCTTATCAATCAAATCTCCTTTACTTGGTTTATAATGCCAATCTCCATCTTTCTGATATTTTTTATCAACTGGATCTAATTTATCAAGACCTTTAGCATACGTCTTAGGAGCAAATTTATTATGTCTCCAGTCCATCCAATAATAAGAGTACTGTCCATCTACATATTCTTCAGTAACATATTCATTGGAACTTTTAGGTTTATCTGAAGGGTTACCAAAAATAATCATAGACAATGGAATTTTACATGTGCTTACTCCATGTCTTAAACTTCTCCAACTAAACTTTAATACTCTAGGCCTTAGTTGGGGGCCCTCATCATGTATTATTCTATCATAACTTTCTGATTGTAATTTTTCTGCTGAATCCTCTTCATCATAAAACCTAAACCATATTGTAGCTCCTGAGGGAGCAGTCATTACTAATTCAGATTTGTTTATATCTCTTTTTGGATCTAGTTGTAACGGTCCTAGTTCTGGACGTGTAAGCCATTCTTTTAAATTTCTCCATACGCTATTTGGACCAATTAATTCTTTACGATTTTTACGAGTTACAAGACATTGATATTCTGGCCATTTTAAATATTGGGCTGCAAGCATCGAAGCAAGATATGTTTTACCTCCATATCCTCCTCCTCCAACTAAAATAGTGTGTGCTTCATCATTTTTTTCAGGTTGAGTTACTTCAAAAATAGGCCATAGCTGTCTAGGATATGGTTTTATATAAACATATGGATTTTCATAGATAGTTTTTTTGATTATCTTAGCAGTTGTTAATTTGTATTGGTTCCTGTCGAAAGGATTTAATCATCATATGTCTTATCCCCCTTCTCAGCTTCATCGAACAAATCATTAACTTCTTTAACTTCTTGGTTCATATTTGTTTTAACATTAGCATCCACATCAGTTTTCGTTATAAGTGTAGGTTCTCCAAGGTCCAATCTCTGACTATCAACTTCATTCTTCTTAGCATCTGAAAGCATCTTAAGAGCATAAGCCTTTTTAGAAGGTTTAATATCATCAGTATCCAATGATAAAACTTTTAAAATTTCATCATTTAATTGGTCCTCAATTTCTTCAGACTTATCCAATCTATCCATAAGTCTTTGATTAGCCCTTGCCTCTAACTTAGCTCTTTCCTCTGCAATCCTATTTTCATAATAAGCATCTCTTCGCCCTTTCCAATTCCATGTAGTACTTTTTTTCTCAAGTGCGGCTTTCGTAGGAGGGTCTTTGAATGCCGGATCAATTTGGAGTTTTGCAGACAATTTAGGTACTGTACCTAAGGGACCTATTTTTAAGTATTCATTAAATAGTGCATATGCTGCTCCAGGTTCGTTTTTTTGCCTATCCCATGGTTTTATTTCTTTTTGTTCGTCTTCCATAGGACACCACTTTAGTTTTTTGTAAATTCTGTAAAAATTAAAAAAATTTAGTAAAAAATTGTAAAATTTAGATAAAAATAATTAAAATATTATAAAATTTAGTGTAAATTTAATAAATTTGAATAAAAAAATAGATAAAAATAAATTATTTTTTAGATTATTTAGATATTATTATATCTTAATTAACTTCTCCTCAATTCTTTTTAAAGTATTATGCATATCACATGTTTCTAAATTAGTTAAATACAATACATATTCTGAATAAGTTATATCATACTTTTCTAAATGTTTTTTTATTGCAATAATGTCTTTTACATGGTTGTCAATTCTAGCCATAATTCAATCACCTCTTATCATTGAATATGGTTTCATCTAATGAATTAATAACCTTTATGAAAAAATAACAACTATAATCCTTTTTCTTTTGCAACTTCTTTTATTTTATCTAATAATTTTTCAAAGTCTTTACCTTCTCTCATTTCACCATTTAAAGCTGCTATCCATCCAAGCATGTAATCTACTTTAGTTTCTAAACGTGCTAGTCTTTCACCATCTTCTTTAGCAGATTTAGGATCTACACATTCCTCTACTTTTGCAAGTCTTTGAAGTGCATTCATAAGAAATATTAGCACTGCAATTGTAGGGCCTGCAAGACCTAGAATTATTCCAATTAATGTTAAAATAGTGTTTAGTTCCATCCAGCCCACCACACATAAAAAAAATATAAAAAAAATTATTCTTTCGGTTGTTCTGTTTCTTCTGCTGTACTTGAAGTAGTGGTGTCTGGTGGAACAGGTTCATATAATCCCTGGTCATAAGCATTTTTACTTCTCTGTTCTGAAGTGTAAAATGACCATACGCCTACAATTGCAGTTATTATTAATGCAATAATCATTGCTGGAAATTGATATTGTTGTGGAATGGCATTTATAGCATTTTGTATATCTGGAATACGTGAACTAATTATTCCAAGTATAGCAATCAGTAGCACTATCAAAGTTGATATTCTATCTGGTAATGTATTCATATCCATAAAAAAATCCTCCATTTTAGTTCTTTTGCTGATTCAACTCACAATATCATTTGGTTGTGAGTCTAAATGAGAATTAAAAGCCCCGTAGGGCTTGCATCATAAAACAATCTAAAACCATAACTTTCTGTTATGTTTTTTAGTCATTGAATAAATCAATGCTCGTGAAATAAGAAGGCATTCCCTACAGTTAAATCTGTAGGGATTAGAGGTTTAATATGTTCTCAATTGCTGTATCACCAATAGGATCAAATTAGTGAAAATAAAAAGGTGAAATAAGCCCCTAATAATAAGGGGCAAATATTCGTATATCTTAGAGTGACAATAAAAAAATGAAAATTTTTAATTCTATTTCAATCTATATTCTGGTGATAAAGTAATGTGGTCAAGCCAATCCTAACCTATGAAGTTTACTCTGTAATCTTTGATGATATGCATCCCAATCAAAACCACCATCATCATTCAATTCGGGTTTAGGAATATTATCTGTTCCAACATCCCATTTACTCTTAGATAATTTCCCCTCTGCATATAAATCTTTCATATAATTAGCATGCTCAAATTTATCCCTATTTTGAATAAACCTTTGATGAATAGGCTTCATTTGATTTTTTTTAGCATTATCAGAACATATATCACTACAATATTTTTTATTTCCTTTAGAAACCTGTAAAAAAAATTCTTTACATACAGGACATACTTTCAAAATACTACGCCTTGGAGAATACTTAATTTCCTGGTGAATTCCCCACCTTGGAACACTCATAAAATTTCCTCCAGGAATTCACTTGCAATCATAGTATCTAAAATTAAACCACATTTGGGGCAGAAAGTTTCACCATGGTCTTTGTCTACTGCAATATCTTTACATCCACATTCACAGCCTTGACCACGTTTTATATTCATTAAAGCTATTGTTTTACCGCCTCGTCCAATTACTGCTTTTTCAATTTCGTTTAATTCAGTTTGCACTCCTACTTGGATGCTGGCAGTGATATTATTTTTATAATCGTTAGAATAATTACTAAAATAATTATTAGTTAATTTTCTATTTATTTTTAAAATTCGTGTGGTTTCTCCTTTATCTATTCCTTTAGTTTTAATTATCTTATACTTTGTTTTAGGTTTTATTCTATTTTTATTTCGTTTGAGAACATATGATAAATGTAAATATTTTCCTAGATAAGTATAATGTACTATACTATCTTCAGGTGTTGCATCTTTACCTCTTGCCATCTAACGCCTCCACACGTTTACGGAATGGCAAATTAACAGAACTTATCAGAAATAATTGATATTACAGTTGTTAAAAAATAGTTTGTACTTGCAGGTGTTTAAAATGAAGATTGAATTATCTACATTAATTTTATTAACATTGATAAGTCTTCTCTTCATATTTAATTCAGTTAATTTATTCATTTAGGATGCCACTCCAGGTAAGAATCAGATTAGAATTCTGATTCCTGTAACTGTATCTGTTTATGGATGATATATAAACAAATACAAGGTTTTTAGAGGAAAAACGAGTATGATATATATATAAATACTAGTATATACGAAATAAAAAATGGGCTTGAATAAATATTTTGGAAGCCACTCCAGGTATTTGTTTTACAGTCCATATGGGAGTACCTTCGGGTACTCTCTTAATTCTTACCCCTTTAATAATTATTTTTAGTAAAAATTAATAATAGCATATTTTATTTAATTTTGTAATACTAATTAACTTAACAATTGTTATATAATTGAAATAAAAAAGAAATTAAATTATTGAAACGTAAATGGATCTTCAACTTCTTCATAATTTCCATCAAGAAATTTCATAGTTCCACATCCATGTTCTAAATCATCTATCAAAACTATATATTTAATATCTGTATATTCCTGACCTTTAGTATCCATATCCATAATTAACTGTTTTAACTTGTCATCAAATTCTTCAGTTTCTTCTTCAGGCATTTCTGCTCTAATTTCTGTTAATTTATTTATATGTGCAATTTGTATCATGCATTTCATTTAATTACTCTCCTTTGTTTTATATATCATCTAATATCCTCTTTCTTTCAAATTCATTTTTTTCATTTCCCTTTCAACATCACTATCTATAAAACTTTGTAATCTATCCCTAGTTATGTCTACAGAATCCCACGAGTATTTCTTAAACTTACATCTTGGACAATACCATGTATAATATAAAAAATTATCAATTATTTCAAGTTTATTTTCACATTCAGGACATCTTGGAGCTTCATCTACATCAAATCTTGGTGTTTTTTTAACTCCAAATAAACCAGGATCAAATAAAGGATCATAATTAGGAATTCTAATATTCCATTTAACTCCAGAATAATCTTCATTACCTACATTATTCCAACCATTGCGAGGAGGCCCTACTGAATATGGAGAAATTCCATAATTCATCCTTTTTCTAATATAAACAATGCAAATCCATATAATAAACAAAATTAGTAAACCAATCCATATAAACAATGGTATTAAATAAAGTACATTTATCCAACTAATATTTTTAATTAAAGAATATAAATAAGTCATAATCCCAAATAAGAAGTATAATATAACTGGACGTACATATGGATTATATAATACTTTCTTTAATTCCATAATTTTTCATCTCCAGTTATATATCTTATTTTAATGTATAAATCTTTTGAAATTTATGATAAATAGCCCTTAAAAATCATTTTTGTCTATTTTTAATTTGTAAACATTGCTGTTTTCAATTTATATCAACTTAAACTTAATTTTCTCATTTTCACTTTAAAATCAAAATCCTGCTTTCCAATTAAGATTTAACTGTTTTAACGTGTTATGAATCCCCCTTACAAGGTAAATTATACCGTAACTCATGACAATGATATTCAAAATAGTAAAGAAAATAAATATAAAAATATTAACTGATATTGAAGGAGTTATATTAGTATTAAAATTAGTTGAAAAGTTTAAAGTAGAAGTTGTTGTATTTAGGCTTTGATTAAAGATAGAATCAGTGAATACTGATAAATTAACTTTTGAGATAATACTCAACAATATAATAAAAATAGAAGAAATAACAGCCAATAAAGTAGCTATAAAGAAGTCTTCTCCATTTTTTTTCATTAAATCTAAGTAGTTCACATCTTTTCCATTATTTAATGTCAAGATGTATGTAAGAGCTAAAAGAGATAATGTTGCACAAAGTACAACAAATGCAATACTACAACTAATAAAAGCTCCCATGTCACTTGCAATATACTGTACTAACATTCCAAAAACATGCATAATTCCATAAAAATAAGGCTTATATGTTGATATCAATACCATAATGAACGTCAAAATTATCATAATGGCCACTGTACCTTTATCTTTATTTTTCATGAATAAAAATACAATAGACAATGATGTAACAAATGTGAATGTGGAATTATATAAAAGAGATGCCACAGTAGAATCTGTTGAAAAAAACATTGATACTACTAAAGGAATAATCAATATTAATAAGGTAATTCCATTTGGATTTAACTTTAAATGTTTATCAACCCGAGGATTAGACATAAATACCACAATCTCAAAAATACCAAGGGATAACCATTTAATTACCTGAGAGTTCCCAATATAAAAACTAATAAAAGCTCCTAATATCGCTAAAAACAAAATTATAGGAATTATTTCCCATCTTTCATGAATATTATCCATTTTATTCCCCTTACATAACTAAATACTATTATTATATTGTAATATTTCTTAATTACTTAAAAAATGTAATGTATTGTTATCCATAATTAAATAAGATAATATTTAGTAAACCAAATTAATCTTTAGCTTTAAATAACGAATTTTCCTTTAAAGTCTTTGCATCTACATGATCTAAAACTCTCCACCTCCCCATGCTAACTCGCTGTAATTTAAACTCAGAAAGTAACTGATTAATGACTTTTTTACCTTCTTTTTCAGGTATGCCTCCCACTTTACATATTTCCTTTAATGAAGTAACTTTTCCTGGAGCCAATTTTTTATATACTCTGCTTGCATGGTTTTCTTGAACTTTATAATATCCTAATTCTCTTTCTTTGATAGCAAGGTCATAAGAAGCTTTCAAATCACTATCAATAAATTTAAACTGGAGCCTGTTTACTTGGTAAAATTTAGTTCCGCGTAACCATTTTAATCTACCACTTTCTCTTACAATTTTACTCCAATAGCGCCAATTAGGGTCTGATTCATGCTCTGTGATTTTAAAAACAATTCCCTTAAAATAATCGGCCTCAATTTTGTCATAAATGTATATGTGTTCATTATCAAATATCTTGAAAAATTCATCTTCAGGCATCTTATGTTTATCAACATCAGCACTACTTATTTCATCCAAAATTTTAGCGTTACTTTCAAATTCTGGGTTTTCTTTATCATAATATTGAAGAGGTCCTTTTTCTAAATAAAATAAAAACGCTTTATCTATCTCTTCAGATAACTTTCCCCATACCCTGCCATGACAATTAAAAACAGCATTTTTAAAACGTTCTTTTATTACAGGATCTAACTTTGGGAGTTCTCTAAAACTCATAATGGATCCCCCTGCAAACAAGTAAAGTGACGTTACTTTTTGAGAGAAAATCCCCTTTTCTATCGTTGAAATTAGAGAAAATCCACTTTTTTCCGATATAATCTTCGTTTTTATTATTATATATATTATTGATTATTACTATATAATATATATAATATACATATATAAACGTATTTTTCAAAAAAATAAAAGAAAAAAGCTTATCAAGATGTTTTAAAAACAATAATAAACTTTTCATGAAAATTAAAACAGATGAACATGATTCAATATAATTTTTCAATATTTTTCTTAAATCCTGTTTCACTCGCAGTCCTGTCTGACTGCTGGTGATGTTGATTTTTACATTTTCCATAGATGCCACTCCAGGTTTATTTTTTTAAGTACCAAAACTTCACTTTCTGATTTCTTCTTTTATCATTTTTCTCTTCAAATCCAAATCTGCTCGGATATCTCCCAAGGGTTCTTCCAAGTTCACGTGCAAAGCCTTTATCCACAAATTTGATATCTTCGATATCCATAAATTCATTTACACTTAGTTTTCCTTTATAAAGGACTATTTTTTCATGTTCTCCATTTTTAGATTCTTTTAAACGTTTTTCAAATCGTTTTATACAAACTACATCATTTATTGTTGACATGATTTCATCTCAATTAAAAAATTTTATATGAGCTTAAATTTCTTTTTTAAAGAAAAAGCCAAATATGGCCGTGTAAAACATGACCGAGAAAGATATAAAGAATAATTCTTGCATCAGCGAGTAACCTATCGCTGAAAAATAAATAAAAACTGGATTAGAATACATCCAAAATAAAAAAGCATATCGCGTTTTATAAACTATTGTTGAACCTGCAACACTGGCAAATAAAGCAGAATACCCTAATATTTCAAGGAGCATCCAACTCCCCCAGGTTTACTTCCCTAATAAATCCTGTTTCTGTTTTAAAGCCTAAACTCTTGAGAATTTTAATTAAATGTTCTTGAATATCGATATTTACATATAGATCAGAAAGCACTTTTACAGCCTTCATTGCATTATGTATATCTTTTTCAGATGCTTCTGTAAGGATTACTCCTACAATTTTATTTTTATCTTTTAATTCAAATGCTCCTAGAGTCATTTTCTTCGTCTCCTTCTTCAACAACTTCAACAAAGTAATGTTTTCCTCTACTATCTGTTTTCATGATTTTCATTTAAATTACTCCAAAAAATTATCTAATGTTGTTTGTTTTTCAATTTTGGAACGTTTTCTATTCTTATTATTTATTTTTCCACGTTTTTTACATACAGAAATATAATTTCTATATTTAGGACTTTTAACATCCAGTTTAATTTGATTGGTTTTTATTTGTTTCATACAATGTTAATCAGATTTAATTTAAATGCACATAGAGCCACTTCACTAATCATGGAAAAATAATTTCACCAAAAATACTTAATAAAACCTGTTCCTCAGTCTTAATTCACCACTTTTTCCAGGAATTTAGTTGCAAAAAAAGTATATCCTTCCAAGCCATGTTCAGTATTTCTTTCAATAGATATCATTCATTTTCAGGCCACCAGACAGGATTAGATGTAATTTCCCATTCAACATTGCCATGAAGCATGTATTCTGCGCATTCTTCGCTTAAGATAACCTTATCTCCAGGTTTTAAATCACTGTAAGCAAGTTCAAAATCAATTACAAAAACTATTTTCTCAGGATCCCATGAGCCATTCATTTGTTTCCATATGCTGATAAAATCTTTTACAGATTCGCAGCCTTCTTTTAAGGCATCTTCTTCTGTAATATCTCCTAAAAGTTCTTTTCTGATACCTGTAATCCTAATTTTACACATATAATATTTACTTAACATCTGTGTTTTAACTAAGTGAATTGAACCTACTTTGGCCTGTGCTTTTTTCCAATCGCGCCTTGTTTGTGTTTTTTTGCCTTTCAATATGTCTCCAATAAGCCACTCTTTAAAGAGAATCATGATATCACTGTCCATCCTTTGAGTCCATAAATTACAGCTTTGCAGTTTACTCGTGTTCTGCAAACTGGGCAATAATAGGTAGGGAGTTTTCCCCCTCCAAAATATTCAAAGTTGGCTTGAGCATTGCACTTATCATGAATTACAGTTGTATTTTGATACATTGTTTCTTCATTTTGAGGCTCTTTATTTGTGGCTGAAAAAAGATTAGTTTGAGGCATAGTTATTCCTCACTCTCTATTCGTGGAGCTAATAACTCTTTCATAAAAGCAGTTCCAGATTTATCAGTAAAGATTGTTTTAAAAGGAGTATCATAATTGTATTCAATTTCAATAGTTCCAACATCATTTAAATGTAAAACTCCAGTAGATAACCTATGTAAATTGTAGACACTTCTTATATTTTGGAACTGTTTCTGTCCTTTTACAGCTAATGGAACTTTCATCTCCCCATATTCTCCTATAATTGCAGGAATCAATTCATTACCTGAAAGATGCATGTATACTTTATCATTTAATTTAGATTGTTTTATTTTACTAATTGCATCTTTATATTCGTCAAAATTAACTTCTAAATGTATTAAATCTTTTAAATCAGGTTCTGAAGGAACATCATACTCATAAGTTTTAAGTTTAGCTACTTTAAACTGTTTTTCAGTTTTACCTGTTGAAATTAATATTAAATTTCCTTCATCTTCTGTTAAAATTAATCCTTCATCTTCATTAATTAACCCTATAAAATTATTTAATTCCTCTGTACTTATCCAAAAATCAGTCCTATCTAATAATTTTTGATATTCGTTATAAACAAACCCTGATGATAAATTAAGCCTATTTGTAAATACTTGAGGTCTTACTAATGACGTTATCTTTTTATATAGCTCTTCTTTAAATTCCTCTGCTCTCTCATAACTATATGATTCATCAATAGCGTGCTTATTTAGAACATTATATAATTCTTCTTTAGTAGCTCTATACTCAATAGGTGCTTTTCTATTTATTTCAAATTCTTCGAAATGTTCAGGAGTCAATTCTGCCTCTACAAACATTATATGACTTCTATCTAAATTTTTAAGTTTCAATCCTTTTTCAGTTATATCCACCTGTACTTCATCAACTATCTCAAATAAAGTATTTACAACTCCTTTAAACCATCCTACTTTATCACTACCAATTTCACAGCTAAACATTATTTCGCCTCCACAAATTCACACGGACAAAAAGACCTCATTTCTCCTTCATATACCTGCCAGAATTTCATGCCTCCACATTTAGGGCATTTATTTTCTTCATTTTCCATTAATCATCGCCTCGAGATTCTTAAAGCTATAATTTTCTCCAAAAAGTAGAATCATAGCTAATTCAATATGGCAGGCTTCAAGATGTTTGCACGCGAAACTTCCAGGGTCCCTTTTATGTCTGAATTGATAGTCATCACAAAGACAAATCCAATAATCAAAATATCTTGCAACTTCGTAGGATTCGCCTTTAGATCCAAGAACACTGAAAATAATAAGCTCTTTATCCATGAAAATAAGAGTAACCAAGCCTCGTTTATAAATCTGTAAGCCACGATCGAGCCTGCCAGACATTCCAATTCCTCAAAAAAATTAATGAAATAGGGCCATTATCTGGCTCTTACTCTTGAGGGTTTTACTAATTCTTCAAATCTTAGTATAGCTTGGTCTACGTTAGGTGTTTCACTTTCAATTTCTTTAGATTTTTTATTTTGTTTCATTTAGATGCCACTCCAGGTAAATTATTCGATAGCTCCAATTTTGGAGTTATATCTTTTTTTATAGGTTGATGGAAGTTTTTCAGGTACAAAATCCCCATTATACTTCCTAAGTTTAAAAATTCTTTTAATTTGAATTGCTTCCTCATAATCAGGGAATTTAAAAATAAAAGTCATGCTAAAAGGGTCAATATCCTTAATAAGCACATCATTATATTTTTCTCGATTAACCAGTTCTACTGTTACTTTTTCGCCTACCCATTCATCTAGAAATATTTGCTGTCCATTACTTAATTCTCCCTGCATGTTATTTCCCCTGAATCTCCTTGGCTAATTGTGCTTTGATTCGGGTTATATGCTCATCGTTTAGATCCAGATTTTCTCTATTATTCTTAATGTAATCTAATACCTGTTCAGGGCTTGTATTCTGGCCTATTTCTTTTCTGATAATTTCAATTGTAGTCCTTGCAGCTGAATCATCGCTCATCATCATTTGAGATTCGTGACCTGCTTCTGGGGCGTCTGGAGTGAATTTTTTAATCTGAACATCGTAAGTATTGTACTCATTATTACCGTCTTTTGTAGGTGCTTTTCCAGTATATACTAATTTAAGTCCGTCTCCTTCTTTTAAATTAGTTAAACGAGATCCAAGGAATTTATTTTCAGTTACTCCATAAACCCCCTGTTTTGTTAAAAGTATGATACTGCTAAATTTTTTATTATTCCTTCCATCAAATTCCCTTTTTTCCAGGAAAATACCTCTTATTTCATCTCCTTCTTTGGTATTTCTTCCTCCCCAAAATTCATCAATACTTGCTTTTACTTTGGGTGTTTCAAATCCTTCATCATTGTCTAAATCATCTAATAAATGTTCATATCCTGTAACTGCCTCAGATTCCATTATTCTGCCTCCAGAGCTTTATCTATCTTGTTAATTATTTCTTTATGGTCTAATTCCCATTCAACACCGGATTTATTTTTGATTGTTAACCCCTGCGATACAGTAAATTCATGCCTGCAATGTTCTAGAAGTTTTTTAATTTCATCTTCCATTATTGAGCCTCCATATTTGCTGGATCTTCTCCAGGGATTTCTGCTCTCATTTCTTTTAATCGCTCATCAACATGCAAAATAATAGCTTTTTCAATGTCATCTCTTTGTTTAACAAGTTCTGCAAGTACAGGATCTGCTCCAAATGTAGCTGCCTCTACTTTATCAAGCTTATCAGATTGGACTATTTCCCTTTTAGATTGTCCCCAAATTCGCTTTCCTTTGGTACATAATTTTCCTATGTCTAATTCTTCACTTTCTAACATTTTTTCACCTCTACACTTTTGCGGGTTTACTTGTTTCATCAAAGAATTTCTTTTGTGCATCCAATACAGTCCTTATAGTGGTTATATTCACTTTTCTTCCAACTTCCTTCTGAATAAATAGTTCCATAAGTTCCCTGGATATGCCCATTTTCTCTAAATTTTTCAAAGATGTTTTTATTTGTCTTAAATCTTCGGCCATTTGCATCATGACTGTTGGTCCTTCAATTTTTTCTTCTTCCACATTTTCACCTCATTTATTTCCATCATGAATAATTTCATGAGCTTTATCTGCATCATAATAACCTACTAACCAAAAAGCAGTATTTCCTTTGATATAATCCTGTAACAGAACCTTGTCCCCATGTTTAATATTTAAAGGTCCTCTGATCTCATCTATCTCTAATTCTTTCACGTTTTCATCGTTGTGTAATTTTAAACCATCTTCTTTTTCCAGTGAAATTACTAAAATAATCATTCTATGGTGATTTCTAGTGAGTAATTCTTGTTTAACTCCTCTTGAAAAATAAACTGTCATTTTATCTCTCCAAATTTAATAAATGGGCTTTGCAGGAGTTGAACCTGCATAATTGAATCTATAAATGGGGGTTTTTTATGAAGTTAGATAAAGAAAATAGATCCAATTTTAACCTTTAAGCCCTAACCTGTCACCTGGCGATAAACATTTGAGCGAATAATTATCTTGGTGACAGGTTAATTCAACAAAAATAAAGTAGGTGGACCTGCAAGATTTGAATCTCATAAAATCACTCTATGGCTGTAGATGATTACAGGTCCATTTGAATTTCTCCAGGGATTAACATTTTTGGGCATAAAGGAGTGATCCCTGGAGAATAGCTATAGGGCGGGTCCCAGCAGGTTTGATACTGCACGACAAAAAGGGGATGATTCATGGGGCCCATACGAATAATATTAAGAATCCAGCCCAGACAGAGGCACTGAAGATAGGGGCTGGATACTGGTAAAAATTATTTAAAAACTTTTCTTGATTGCAGTAATTCATAAGTCTCGTAATCTGATCTATCTCTTGAAAAACCATTTTTAGCAGCTTCAAGTCCTGCAATTATAAAAGCAACTATAAGAACTATATTTTGAGCTATTGAAGCCATGTAAAATAATATTTTATTCAATTAAATCACCTCATATTTTTCAACCATATTAACAGGCACCAGGAGTTTCTTTAACTGCATGTCTCATTTTTTGTAACTCTTCATAAGCTTCATCAATTGTTTTATCCATAAATAAAATTTTATCTATGCATATTCCTGCCATATTGCTTATCCATGCACATTTGCTATGTTTCGCAGCTATTATTTCCAGTAATTTTTCTTTTTCTTTCATAGTAATCTTTTCAGGCATTTTAATCACTCCAAGGACCACCTAACATATCTTGAAAGCTAGGGCCATTATTGATTTCAGGTTCTATTAACCAGTTATGCCACCAATTCACGACTTCATCTTCACTTCTAAGAGCTTCATTCATTTAAATCTCTCCAGCTTCTTTCATTACTTTCCTTTTTTGAAGTACATGTACCAATGATAATTGATGCCCGCAACTGTAACATTCTTTCCAGATCCACCATTTTCCTTCTCTGTTAAGAAGTTTAAAACCACCATCATGGGGCCTCATTTTGATAACTCCATCGTGGGATCCACAGTCACAATCTACTCCTGAAAATATTCTTGCAACTTTTTTATCATAGCAAATTTCGATGTCATCAGGTTCATCCATGGATGAACTGGATTTATCTAAAGTTTCATATGTCGCGCTTCCAGTTGCATAGCACCATTTACATGGTTTGAAATGAGCTCCATCAGTAGGGACCTTATGAGTACTTTTCATCATTCCTATTGCCCTGCACCCTGGTGAATGAAGTTTACCTGTATTAGAATTTCCTATAAGATATCCTCCAGGTACGTAGCCTTTTTTATTTTCAATGGTTCCTGTGATGTTTTTTGCTTCATCAGCTGCCATCATTAAATCACCAACCAAACTTTAGGATCTTTGCAGTTCCTTCTTTTTGCTTTATTTCTAAGTTTTTTGCTTAATTCAATGTCTATTCCTTCTATTCCTATTTTTCCTTCCATTTTTTACCACTCCAGGTATCATTTTTTTTTAATCCACAAAATTTCCTTTTAAATACCTCCCTAAACGAATCTATATCGACCGTTTTAGGACTGAAATAAATAAAAGAATTAAAACTAGCTTTCTGTTATGCTCGGTACACGTTTATCACAGCCTGTAATTATCCTCTTACAGTATCTGTTCGCTCCGCCCAGTCCTTTTTTGGTTGGCCCGACTGCAAGGCCCGTCAAGAACATTCGCAATGAAGTTCCATCTAAAAATGCCACTCCAGGTGTGTTGCCACTCCAAGATTTATTTAAATCCACTACTCAAGCAAAGTTTTACCTCTGCTTGATACTATAGTATCATGATACTAATATATAAATATTGCTTTTTTATACCATAGTACCAAGCATGATATAATAAAGTAAAGTATAAATAAACCAAGAAATATATATAAATAAATAATAATAGATAAGGAGGTGTAATGCTTGGAAGTTTTAAGCAAAGAACATTGTGGAGAACAAATAATGGTAAGAGAAAGTACAGTTTCAACTTCATTAAGGATACCTGAAAGTAAATACATTACTTTAGAAGAGCTTAAACGAATTGAAGATAAATCAATTAATTCATTAGTATTAGAAGCTATTGATCTATTAATTATAGAAAAAGCAGATATCCTCGAAGAACAGATGCAAGATCGAACTATCGTTGTCCGAGATGTTATTAAAAAACTAAAAGAGGAAAAATAATCCTCAAATCCACTACTACTAATTAAATCATAAAATAAACTACTTTTAAAAATTAAATTATTCTGATTCTTAAAATTAACACTTTTACTATTCTTATTTTGGGAAGAGATCCCATAGGATCTCTTATATTGATTCATTTCGGATGCCACTCCAGGATTTGTTTTTACCGCCCATATTCGATACGGTATCTCGAATCACATACTATAGTTTGTGAACGTGAATTAGTTACTTATTTACTTAATTGATTATTTTAGTTCTATTTATGAATTATCAAATGATATATAAATACTCTAAAGTGAAAGAGCGTCTGAAAAGTAATATGTAATACGAAAAAAGGTTTAATAGTTAATAATATACAATAAAAAAATAGTTAATTAATGATCCTTGGGCAGGAATTTCTCTAGTTCCTTACGTGCTGTAGGACTATTTTTAAGACCTTCAAATATCCATCCAAATTCTTTATATACCTCTTCTTTTATTCTTTCCTCTGAATTTAGTCGTGCTTCCCTTTCTTTTTGTAATTCTTCTTTAATATCTCTAACTTCAGGAGAATCAATAGTCACAGTCTCAACATTTTCTAAGGTCAAATAATCCAGATGTTTAATATAACTCTTTTGAAGTTCTTCATGGTTAGTAAGATAATATTTTTCACGCATTCCTGGTAATTTCCAACCCATCATATGAGTAACATGTTCATGAATGCATCCAGAATCTGTTAATTGAGTTTCAAAAAACTTACGAAGCATATGAGTAGTTAATTTACCATATGAATAATCCTTATTCTTATTACTCCATCCTAACATTTCATTAAGACGACTAATTGCTGTTGAATATGCTTTATATCTGTATCTTCTATTTCCACGTTTACAACAACTAAAAAGAGGTCCTTCAACATCTCCAAATCGTTCTAATTCAAGATGTTTTTTAATTAAATCTACAGCTTCATAAGAAATAAAAGTGAAATGTTCTTGTTCAGTTTTTGTTCTTTTTTGATGGATCTTACAAATTTCATGTCCGTCATCTAATTTGATTAAACCTTCATAAAATTGATCTAAATCTAGTTTTAATACATCAACTAAAGCTAACCCACTTGTAGCTTGTGTTAAAATTAAAGCTTTAAGTTTAAATGATTTGGCGCCATTTAAAGCTGTTCTTAAATCTTGTTTTGTTAATCCTTCACGCTCATTTTTTGCCTTAAGGATCTTATCTTTACGCCGTCCGAATTTGGTAGGTGTTTGTATTTTATAGAAATGGAAAAAAGCTGATACTCCTGCACGTCTTATTCTTGCTGTTGCTATACTGCTATCTGTTTCAATATCATATTTTCTAATTTTTGAGTACCATTCTTCAATTGATTGTTCCCATGGTGGTACTCTTTCTTCTTGTTCTTTCCATGCAATATTTAATAGCTCTGTTGGTGTTTTTTCAGTTAATATGCATAGTAATGACATTGCATTGAGGTAGTTTTTGATTGTTGCGTCTTTTAGTCCATCTAGCCAGTCTTCTATGACTTTTTCGTTTTGTATTTTTAATCGCAT